AAAAGAACTATTATTGATTTAAGAAGCAAGGGAAATTGGCAAAAAGATATTGTTCTTATAACAGTTGATTTTACATTGAATAATAATTTTAAGGATTTTTATAATATTATTGAAGTTAAATTTAATCAAATTGATAAATCAGAACTTTTGAATAAAATAGGAGAAAATGGGTTTTCTAATTCAGATAAGAGAGAAATTATAAAATTAAACCAATGGGAAAAATTACATGTATTTGATGATTATTTTATGAAATGGAAACGTGTAATATTTTTGGATGCTGGTTTACGAGTTTTAGATGATGTTAAATATTTGTTGGAATTAGATTATAAAGGTAAGATTCTTGCTCCAAAAGACGGTAGTTACAATGATTATAATTTATTTAAATGTCAGTTAAGTTATGATAATCAAGATATCATAGAGAAAGTTAAAAAAGATTTTGGAGAGAATATTTTAAATGAAAATTATTTTTTAAATTCTATTTGGATATATGATACAAATATTTTACGGTTATGTGATAAAAATCAAATGATAACAGCTATGAATACTTATACTTTATGTAGAACAAATGAAATGGGAGTAATGAATCTTTTATTAAGATTTAAATATAATTTATGGGAAGCATTTCCAGTTAAGACTTCTTCTTATAAATTTTTATTTGATTGGTGTGAATTAAATAATCCAAATACAAATTGGAAGGATTATTGTTTAATAAAATATCCAGTAACAATTTCATTTGATGATTGTTAAATAATACTATAATAGTCATTTATTATATTATTATTTTTATATATATTCCTCATTTTTTGTAGGACATATTCCTTTCATTTCTGCTGTTTAGTTATAGTATCCCATCTTGCTAATAACTAATTTGAAACAATTTCACTATTACGCCTTTTCCATGTTGATGACATGATACTCTATTTGACAAATCATTTGTATCCTTGAATTTAATTACGGATAATTATTGCGGCTTTCAATTTTTATACAGATATCCATGTGTGATGATTATTACTATATTCTTAAATATCATTTATAGTATATTGTGTGAGGCCTTAATTGTTGAACTAAATGTTTGTCAGCGAGATTCGTATAATTTTGCGAGTGAAGTGGTATCCTTCGTATAGTATTAATTTTCTTTATCACTATTACGAACATTTCGATAATATTCCTCACGTTGTTCTTCTTTAACCTTGTTAATTTTCATGATATTTTCTTCTAAAGGTTTTATTTTTTGTTTACTATATTCTTTAGGAATTATATAACGTCTATAATATATAGTTTTTTCATCAGGTTGCGGTCTAACTATAGGAGCATCTTGGCTAACTTTAGGTTCTACACTTACTACTGCAAACCCCATCATTCTTTTTATCAGCGTCCACATATTTTTAAATATATTTATTTTTACGGACATTACACCTTTTTACATTTCAAACGCTGATTTATTTCTAAATCAATTTTTTATAAAATATAAAATACAATAGTAAGGAATTTCACATTACGATTTCCTAAGTTAGCACTTTCCACAAACGCCGTTTTTATATAATGAAAGCTAAGTTTTACCACTTAGTCGTCTTTTTAACGCTAATTTTTGGTCCTGCACCCCTCTTTTTTGTTTGGTTAGGGTCATATTGTTCTTCTTGTTGCTCATCTGGTAATCCTTTAGATAATTCCCAGAATTCTTTAGAACCAAGACGAAAATCATTATGATTATCAGCTTTATACCAAAAAACTTGGTCTTGTAATTTATTAGATTTAGAATTATTGTTAATTACAAGACATTCGTAATTTTCAGTACATTGATCCATTACTTGACAAAAAGACTCAAAGGTTGGAAACATTCCAGCATAATTATCATATATTCGTTTCCTATTTGCAATGTAATTTTCCCTCAAAATAAAAACATAATCTATATTGGTTCTCAGTGTGGGAGGAATTCCTAAAGGGTATTGCATTGTAATAACTAACATGACCTTCCAGTGTCTCCCGTTCATAAATAGAAGACGCATTAATTTATCACGAGACCATGTATTATCATATAAACAATCATCTAAAATAACAAATGCTCTAGGGTCAATTGATGATCTTTTATACATTTCTATTTCTTTTTTGACTTGATTTAATACAGTCCTTTGTCGTTTTAATATATTTTCAATAATAGCTGAATTGTATTCATTATGAATGAATAATCGAGGTACCATTTTTCCATAAAATCCATTACCTTCTTCTGTTCCTGAAATAACAGTTCCAATAGGAATTTCTTGTTGATAATATAATAAATCTCTAACCAAAAATGATTTTCCAGTATCACGCTTACCAATTAAGACTACAACAGGTCCTTTATTTTCAGTTGCTTTAAATTGAATACTTTTCATATCAAATTTTTTAAGCTCTAGACTCATTTCTATAATATTAAAAAAAGAAAATATAATACAAAATAAACGCTATTAGATTTTCCTAAATTAAACGAGTAATTTGAATTACAAAGAAGCTTTTAGAAATATAAATTAAATATATTTTTCAAATAATAAGTTAAAAATAGATTTAATTTATATTTTAATTGACTAAAGATGATAGCTATAAATTATCAGAAAAGAAAAAATATTGATCTATTTAAATGTTTTGAAGAACCCACCTCCCTTTTTCTCTCTAAAACACAAAATTATATACCAATTTATACAAGATTTTTTACCTTAAATGATACAAATTATAATAGTATTAATCTAAATAATAAATGGTTTATATCAAATATTAATTCTGAAGGGAATATTGAAGACAATGATAATCTTTTTATGTGTAAAGTAAAAAATATAGATACTAATAAGGTAAAAGAAAGAGAAGTATTCTTCAAAATGGCTCCTTTATTAGACCCATATAAATACCTGATTGGTAAATATGATATTACAAATTCAACCCTGTTTAATTTACCAAAATTAAATTCAAATACAGAAGATTGTAATTCTAAATTTATTGATGTAAATAACTCAGCTTATGTTGATGGTTTATTTTTATTTTTATCAAGTCAATTAAGAAACACATATAGATTTATACATGGTGTTGACTATTATGGTTCTTTCTTGGCTATTAAAAATGAATTTAAAATAAATGTTTTTGATGATATTGATTATTTGAATAATTCAGATTTTTTCAATAAAAATAAAAATATATTATTTAAAGTAGATAACTATGAACATCTGTTTCAACAAGAACAAACAAAATTAAAACCATTAAATATTGGTAATAATATTAGTTTAAATTCTTTAAAATCAGTTGATAATGAAATGTTTAATGATGTGTTTGATGAATGTAATAGTTCAATTGATTTAAAAGACTTATCATTAGATTTAGTTGATATAACAAATGTATCATTAATAACGGAACATCAATTAACTTTAAAATCTAATTCAACTTGTTCATCACGCTCATCACATACAAATGATGGTGATTTAGATGATGATTGTGAAAATTGTGATAAAGTTTGTGAGGTATTTGATTTAAGTTCTGAAAAAAATAGTAATAATAGTTTACAAGAAGAAAATTATAATAATGAAGAAGATGAAGAAGATGAAGAAGATGAAGAAGATGAAGAAGATGAAGAAGAGAAAATAAATGTATTTATACCAAAATTTCCTGTTCAAGTTATTGGAATGGAATATTGTGAAAATACTTTTGATAATTTAATTTTAACTAACGAATTAACTAATGAAGAATGGTATTCAGCATTTATGCAAATTATAATGATTCTTATAACATATCAAAAAGTATTTAATTTTACACATAATGATTTACATACAAATAATGTAATGTATAATCAAACTGACAAAAAATATTTGTATTATTGTTATAAAAAGAAGTATTATAAAGTTCCTACATTTGGAAGAATGTTTAAAATAATTGACTTTGGTAGGAGTATTTTTAAATTTGATGGTAAAATATTTTGTAGTGATAGTTTTCAAACAGGCGGAGATGCTGCCACTCAGTATAATACAGAACCTTATTTTAATGATAAGAAACCCAGATTAGAGCCAAATTATAGTTTTGACCTATGTAGATTAGCATGTTCAATTTTTGATTATGTTATTGATGATTTTGAAGAAATGAAAGATTTAAGTAAAATTGTAGACCCGATCAAACGCTTAATTTTTGAATGGTGTTTAGATGATAAGGGAATAAATATGCTCTATAAAAATAATGGTGTAGAGAGATATCCGGAGTTTAAATTATATAAAATGATAGCAAGATGTGTTCACAATCATACACCGCAAGCTCAATTGGAACGTGTTGAATTTGATAATTTTAAATTTAGTGGAGATATTAAGAATATGGATGATGTTATTAATATAGATTTAATTCCATCACATATTTAGATTTATTATTTTTTTGTAAAATCCATAATAGATAATATTTATATATATATTATGGATAATAAATTTGGATTTATTATAACTAGACATGTTAATTCTTATAAAACAAATAAATATTGGAATAATTGTGTAAAATTAATTAGAAATTTCTATCCTTTGAGAAAAATTGTAATTATTGATGATAATAGTAATTATGAATATGTTAGTTCAGAATTTAATTATAGTAATATAGAAATTATTCAATCTGAATTTCCAGGCAGAGGTGAACTTCTGCCTTATTATTATTTTTTAAAGAATATATTTTTTGAAAATGCTATAATTATACACGATAGTGTTTTTTTTCATAAACGTATTCCTTTTGAAAAATTTTATGGTATAAATGTAATGCCTTTGTGGTTTTTTCATTCAGATAAAGAAAATGTTGAGAATACAAAAAGAATTGTGAAACATCTTAAAAATAGTATTTTAATAGATAATAAAGTTTCAAAAGATTTTTACGTTCTTGGAATGAATACTGATAAATGGTATGGATGTTTTGGTGTTCAAAGTTTTATAAATTTGAAATTTCTTGAACATATAGAAAATAAATATGGAATAACAAATTTAATTTCAGCAGTAACTTGTAGAGCAGATAGATGTAGTTTGGAGAGAATATTTGGTTCAATATTTTTTTCAGAATCACCAAAATTATTGAACCAAAAATCCTTATTTGGCGACATAATGAAATATCAAAAATGGGGTTATTCTTATGATGAATATATTGTTAACTTAAAAAAAGGCACTATCCCGAGAGCAATAGTTAAAGTTTGGACAGGTCGTTAGTTAGTAAATGTTTTTGACGTTGATGAGCATGTTCCGCCAGTATAACTTACATCATATTTAACATTTATGGGTTTTGTTTTTGTGTTTGACGAATAAGTGAATATCCACGATAAATCAACATAGTTCACACCTTTTGTTGTTATACATGTATAAATACTATATTCATATTGTGCATACACTCCCCTATTTACACTTAAATCCTGAGGAAAAATATTTATAGGTTGATTACCTGGCCCACCTAAATGATTGGCTAAAATATGCCCAGCATCACAATCTTGAATGCCATCATCATCTAATGAACGCGCGTAATTTTGTGTACATGTTGTTGTGTCAGTGCCATTGTTCATATTTTTTATTGATATACGAATATCTGCTGACGATATAACTGGTATATTATTGTGTAAAGTATAATAATATATACCAGTTGTTCCGCCTCCAATTGTTAACAAATTTTTACCTTCTACGGGACATGGAACTGTTGTGCAATAGCAATACGATGTTGAATTATACGCATTTATATATATTTTCATAGTCAAAATACAGAAAAAGAATAAAATATATTTCATTATATATATTTTATTCATTTAAAATCCAGGATTATCTGTAAAAACTGGTGTTATTTTTGGAGATGCTCCGCCTTTTATTACAGGATTTATTTGGTCTATTACAAAATTAGCAATTATTACACTAAAATAAACTAAAAAAGCATCACGTATTA